ATGATTACATCACAAATCAGCGGAACTGTAGGGGGCATTGGTTTGTACAACCTAAGCGCACCCGCTACAGCTTACGCGGCAAGTACAACTATCACGGCGACGGCAGGGGTGCTGACTGGATTTAAGTCAATGTCTGTGGCTGCGGTGGGCGAACTGTGCAAAATTTCAAGCAGAGGGCTGGCATAATGAATCAATCTCTTAGAATCCTGCAATCTAAAATTGGGTTGCATATCATGGGTGCCGGTAATCTGGATTTTCAGAAACCGGAAGTAGTTTATGATTTTAACATTGCCAAAGATGCTCAACCTGCATTAGTTACCACAAGTAATTCAGGTATCCCGGCATTTCTGAGTACTTTTGTCGATCCTAAACTCATTGAGGTTCTAGTATCTCCAATGAAAGCGGTAGAAGTACTTGGTGGGAATGAAGTTAAAAAAGGCGATTGGATTACCGATACTGCGATGTTTACTGTGATTGAGAATACTGGCGAAGTGTCGGTATATGGCGATTATAACGAAAATGGTCGCGCTGGTATTAATTCCAATTTCCCTCAACGTCAGGCTTTGCATTATCAATTGATGACGCAATGGGGCGAACGCGAGTTAGAGCGCGAAGGTTTGGCGAGGATCGACTATGCCAATCGTTTGAATATCGCGTCAGTTTTGATTTTGAATAAATTTCAAAACAAATCTTACTTTTTTGGTATATCAGGATTGCAAAATTATGGATTGTTGAATGATCCCTCATTAAGTGCTGCAATTCTACCTAATACCAAAACAGCAGGCGGCACGACGTGGGCGGTTGCTACAGTGGCAGAGGTATTGAACGATATCACTAAACTGTATAAGCAATTGCAAACTCAAATGAACGGTTTGGTCGACATGAGTTCACCAATGACTTTAGCCATGTCGCCGTTAGCACAAGCTAATTTCGCTAAAACGACAGACTTCAATGTTAATGTACCGGCTCAAATCAAGCTAAATTACCCGAATCTTAAAATTGTAACCGCTCCTGAGTATTCAACTGCTTCGGGTGAATTGGTGCAATTGCTTGTGGATTCTGTTGACGGGCAGGTTACAGCGGAATGTGCGTTTACTGAAAAGTTACGGGCTCACCCGATTATTGTACGTTCGTCAAGCTTCAAGCAAAAGAAATCGCAAGGTACTTGGGGTACTATAATTTATAGACCCGTTGGTATTGCTCAAATGCTTGGTGTGTAGTAAACAACCCGCAGTTCGTAAGGGCTGCGGCCAAAATTCAAAATAAAGTGGAGACTTTTAAATGAAATTAAAAATATGCAGTAAATTGCCGCACGGCCTAATGCTTGAAAACCCATTAAAACCAGGCGATAGTGTTGAAGTTACTGGCTTGAACTCAGTATCCTCAATGGGCGTGCAATTGCAACCCTTTGCTGTAACGGAGATTGAAGAGGATTTGTGGAAGGCGTGGTGTGCAGTTCATAAAGATTTCCCCGCGCTGGTGTCGGGTGCCCTATTTGTAGCTAAAAATGAGAACGACGCTAAGGCAATTGGACGCGAGTTCGAGGGCCGCAAGACGGGTCTCGAACGCTTGAAGCCTGAAGATGGCGGCGTGAAGAAAGCTAATTTTAGCGAAGATGAGTAGCGTTGTATTTGATGTGACAGCGTTTAAAACCCGATACCCCGAGTTTGCTGCGGTAGATTCGGGTTTATTGGGGGCGTGCTTTACCGAAGCGACTCTGTATTTGTCGAATGGCGACAGCAGCCGTGTGCAAAATATTATCAAGCGTGCTTTAATGTTGAACATGCTTACCGCCCATATCGCATTTATTGGCGGGGCATTGGGTGGTGATGGTCAACCTCGACCAGTCGGGCGATTATCATCGGGAAGTGAGGGTACGGTTTCAGCATCGTTTGAAGGCCCGACTCCTGGCACATCGTCTTGGTTCATGCAATCGCAATATGGTGCCGCGTTCTGGCAAGCTTCTGCAATGTATCGCGGTTTTCAATATCGTTCGCAACCTACCGTATTTTAAATTATGACTACACTTAGCGGTTCCGATGCAGTTATGAAAGCACTAGAAGATATCGCTAGGAAAATGGGTGGAGGGTCGGTGTCTGTCGGGTTTATGGATGGTGCGACTTATCCTGGGGGGCAATTGGTCGCGGCGGTAGCCTATTGGAATGAGTTCGGTAAAGAGGATAGTCAACCACCCAGGCCTTTTTTTAGAAATATGATAGCCAAAGAATCTCCATCGTGGGCACCTAAAATGGCTAAACTTGCAAAAGTCACAAATTACGATGGGAAACAAGTTCTCAGTCTTATGGGTGAAGACATAAAAGGCGCGTTACAACAAAGCATTAATAATCTGACAGAACCTAAATTATCCCCTGTAACATTGATGCTCAGGGAGATTTACGGTAATAAACCAGAACAAATTAGAGGTAGGGATGTAGGGGCCGCCGCAGCCTTAGTGGCGGAAGGGTTCTCGGGAGCATCGGGGTCGCAAGCAAAACCTCTGGTATGGACTGGGCATATGCTTAACTCAATTACATATGATGTGTCTGAATGAATTTACGATCAATTGCAAATCAAGCCGCTCAATCCATCAATCCGAACATTCCGGTGAGTGTTTCGCGGTCGATTGGGTATACAATCGGTGCCGGTCGTAAGCAAATACCTACATATGCAGCAGCCGTACCAGGATTCGGTCAACTGCAAGCGTTGGATGGGGTGGAATTAAAACAACTTGAAGGTTTAAACATTCAGGGTGAGATCAAAGCTATCAATCTTTACGGGAAAGTGTCGGGGGCATTACGGCCTGATGGGATCGGTGGGGATTTGATTGAAATTGATGGTAAAATTTGGTTAGTGGTTAAAGTTTTGGAAGGGTGGGCAACTTGGAGTAGAGCAGCTATTGTGTTGCAAGGATCGTAATGTATACGACGAGCATAACACTCGATGAAGCAATCGACGCGCTGGGGGATTTTATAGCCCTCTTTGTGGATGGTGCTGAAATTGTTCGAGCGCAAGTAAATCGCGTACCCATGCCTCTTGATAATTGCGTGGTGTTGACTGAGTTATTCGGAGTCAGTTTATCGCGCCCTAATCAAGACTTTAGTGTAGATCGGATTGCAATTAAAGATCGTACGCGATTTGATATTCAGGTTGATTTTTATGGGACGAGTAGCGGGGACTTTTGCAAAGCGGTGCAAGCTGCATTCATGACTTCCTACGCTTATAATAAATTCCCCGATACCGTAAAACCATTGTACACTTCTGACGGTATACAATCACCCCTCATCAGTGGCGAACAACAATGGGAAAACCGATGGACTTTGACCGTGTCATTACAAGTTAATCCTGTTGTTGAAGTACCGCAGGATTCCGCGATTGAATTGGAAGCAGGTTTGAATGTTTTATTTTAACGTGAGGTAGAAAATGACCATACCAGTCAGTAGTATCGTACAAGTTAATCCTGGGGTGATAAGTGCTGGGGGCAATCCCTTAGCCTTGAATGGGGTAATCTTATCTAAAAATTTATATATTCCGGTAGGCAGTGTTCAAAGCTTCACAACGGCAGCTGCGGTTAGTGCGTTCTTTGGCCCAAGTTCGACAGAATACGCGCTGTCGCAAATCTACTTTGCGGGATATGATAATTCTACAGCCAAACCTGGAACGTTAATGTTTGCCCCCTTTGTAGATGTGGCGCGCGCGGCATGGCTTCAATCAGGATCATGGGCTGGATTGGCGTTAGCTGATTTACAAGCGGTAGGTACAGGTACACTTATAATCACAGTGGACGGCGTTTCTAAAACTTCAAGTTCTATCGCATTGGGGTCGATTGCTAGTTTTGCAGCGGCAGCCACTGCTATTGCGGCAGCATTTACAGGATCGCCGATAACGTGCGTTTGGGATGCGGTCAAGAGTATGTTCATTCTGACCAGTTCAACGACTGGTGCTACATCAACCATGACTGTCGCAACGGGTACAATTGCCACGGCTATGAAGCTTACAAGTGCAACGGGTGCGGTGTTATCGCAAGGTAGCGCGATTACCACTCCGGGCATAGCGATGGATACGGTTAAAACGGCTACTCAGAATTGGGCATCGTTCGCAACAATATGGGAGCCTGTTACTGCCGATAAGCAATTGTTCGCAGTATGGGCAAGCGCTCAAAATTCGCGCTTCGTTTATGTCTCATGGGATACTGACGCACAAGCTATTGTGGGCAGTTCAACCACATGCTTCGGGGCGTTATCTAAGAGCCTTGCTTATGATGGGGTGTTGCCTGTTTACAATACCAAAGAACTGGCGATATTTGTTCTTGGGCTGATCGCTAGTATTGACTTCTCGCGCCGGAATGGGCGAATTACCGCTGCGTTTAAATCTCAAGCGGCATTGGCCCCGACTGCATCAGATCAGACTACAGCAGACACATTACTTGCTAATGGTTACAGTTTTTACGGATCATATGCAACGGCTGTACAAGGATTTATATTCTTTTACAATGGGCAAATGTCCGGTAAATGGAAATGGTTGGATACTTTCATCGATCAGGTGTATTTGAATTCGCAAATCAAAACAGCCCTCGTTGTATTACTGACCAACAATAGTGCGATACCGTACAACGATCAAGGGTTCTCAGCTATTCGGGCGGCAATGATCGACCCAATATCAGCAGCTCTAAATTTTGGTACGATTCGCACGGGGGTTGTGTTATCGGCAGCTCAAATTGCACAAGTTAATGCGGCAGCGGGTCGTGATGTGGCGGGTACTATTCAACAACAAGGATATTACTTGCAAGTGCTTGATCCTGGGGCGGTGGTTCGCGGGCTTCGCGGAACCCCTGTAATTAACTTGTGGTATACCGACGGCGGCGCTGTGCAACAGATCACCGTGGCTTCTATTGACATAATGTAAGGAAATAATCATGGCCGATACAACGATTACAAGCGCGAATAGCGTGTTTATGCTGGTAATAGCCGGGTTATTTCCGGTTCCTGTGCAATTGCAAGGTTTCGCGACCGATAAAGCTTTTGCTACCGAAGCGGTCGACCTGGCTGAGGTACAAATGGGGGTAGACGGGCGCATGACTGCCGGTTATGTGCCGGTTCCAGTCAAGCAAACCATCACTTTGCAAGCAGATAGCCCAAGTCGGGACATATTCACAGCATTGATTCAGGCTAGCATGACTGCTCGAAGCGTGTTTTATTTATCCGGTTCAATTGCGCTACCTGCGACAGGTGAGAGTTACACTCTAACGCGCGGCGTTCTGGTGAATGCGAAACAAATGCCGGACGCGCAAAAAGTTCTGCAACCTGTGGACTTTGTGATTACCTGGGAGCGAGTAAACCGGTCGTTATTGTAAGATCAATGTCGCTGCATGGCTTATAACCTTTTGCGCTAGTCTCCCGCAATCGCAGCGACACCCAATTTTTGGAGACTGGGAGACTATCTGAAATGGCGAGAAACACATTTGATTTCGCAATTGTCGACGAAGGGCGGGATTTCGGTAAAAAGTTTAGGTTGACTGAAATGCCAGCCTTCCAAGGTGAAAAGTGGGCGATGCGCGCACTTTTAGCGTTAATGAGTGAACGGGTCGATATTCCTGAAAATTTCGCAGAGCGGGGCATGGCAGGGATGGCGGAACTTGGGTTAAAAATGTTTTCGAGTCTTAAATGGGAAACTGCCGAACCGCTTATTGACGAAATGATGCAATGCGTGCAATACATTCCAGACCCGAGCAATCCTCTAATTGTACGTAAACTATTTCCCGAAGACATCGAAGAAATTACGACATATCTGACTTTACGCAAGGAAGTTTTGACGTTGCATGTGGGTTTTTCTCAGGCCGTCGCCCGCTTAGTTTCCGACAAAAAACAGACGACGGCCAAAAAAGAGAAAGCGTAAAATATCAGAATGTACCTCAGATCATAGGGGTACTGGTTGCAAATAAAGTGGCAACGCTGCACGAACTTGATACAGTGTACGGTGTTAGAGACGCATACGATCTTTTAGAGATAGTGATAATAAATGCCCACAATAATTGATAGTATGGTATTCAAGTCGCTATCGTCGGCTGTCGATTGGCTGGTTAGTTTAGGTAACCCGATATCATGTAAATCTGATGTAGCAAAAGCTGCTTTAGGTATTAGGAAAAAAGCCCGAGGTTTCACTTGGAGGTATGATTCGTAAATGTCTCAAACTATTATAGATAGCCTAATCGTGAAGCTTGGTTTGGATACCAAGGACTACAACACCAGCAAAGATAAGGTTAGGGGTGGGCTGAAAGATTTAGGGTCTGAAGCCAATAACACGCAAAAGCAATTTTCTAATGTAGCGTTTGAAGTAAGCAAATTTCTTGCAGTTATCGGCGGTACTGTCGCAATTCAACAATTCGTAGAACATACCATCCAGGCGAATAGTGCATTGCACCGCCTATCTGTGAATTTAGGGCTTGTTACCGATGATGTATCGGCTTGGTCTAATGCCACAAGCTTGGCTGGTGGAGATGCCGAAGGTTTGCAGGGTACGCTCGATATGTTGAGTCGATCACAAACCGAATTGCAATTAACCGGTCAATCCTCACTTATTCCATATTTTTCAGCACTCGGTATGTCGATGGCCGATGCTACCGGAAAAGCTCGCCCGATAACCGATCTTCTTTTAGATTTATCGGAACGATTCTCCGCCCTGGACCGCCCTACTGCGAACAATTTAGGGCGTATGATGGGTATCGACCAAGGCACTATGCAGTTATTGTTATCTGGTCGTAAAGAGGTTGAGTTGACAATCAAAAAGCAGAAAGAGTTTGCCGCAACCACAAAACAGCAGGGTGAGGAAGCGCAAAGGCTCAACCGGCAATTGATCGAGATTAGGCAAGGGGCACACGCATTCGGGCAGGAACTGTTATCAAACGCAACACCTGCTCTAGAAAGTCTTTTGGAGAAAATGCGTAGTTTTGGTCAATGGGTACTTGAGAATAAAGAATTTGTAAAAACATTTTTGACAGTTTTGGCGGCGGGTCTAGGTGCGGTAGCACTGGCAGCTGCCCCAATTAATTTGGTAATTGTTGCAGTTACCGGGCTGGCCGGGGCGATTGCGTTACTTACTCAAGATTTCAACGCATGGAAGCGCGGCGGGGAGTCCTTTATCGATTGGAGGAAATGGGAACCTGGATTTACCGCAGCCGCTAAGGGGATAACTTATATCAAAGGGCTGCTCACGGATTTGGTTTACCGGGCAATCGCTGCGGGGGATGGTATCGCAGCGGTATTTAATCGAGATTGGAAGCGGGCCAAGTTTGCGTGGGAAGAATTTAAAAAAGGAGCGCCAGAGCAGCTTGAATCTCCTGTGAATATTGGCATGACCGGCACAGAATCGACTGTGATGGATTTCTTCCAAAAACAAGGGTGGACGCGCGAGCAGGCGGCGGGGATCACTGCAAATTTGAAGCATGAGAGTAATTTTAATCATCAGGCTGTTGGGGATGGGGGTAAAGCTTTTGGGGTAGCACAATGGCATCCAGATCGGCAAAAAGAATTTCAAAAAGTTTTCAATAAACCGATACAGCAATCCTCACTCGATGAACAATTACAATTTGTTCAGTACGAGCTGACTATCGGAAACGAAAAAGCGGCGGGCGATAAGCTGAAACAAGCATTTAACGCATTCGATGCGGGAGCGGTAGTTTCGGAATATTACGAACGGCCTGCTGATCGACAAGGTGAATCTAACAAGCGCGGATCGTTTGCGGACAGCTTAATGAACGGTATTCCGAATGCGTCACAACCTGTGACAATGGATCGTGGGAAGTCGGTATCTCAAAATACCACAACTATCGAAAACAATATCGGGGAAATTAAGGTATATACTCAAGCTACAGATGCGGAGGGTATCGCTAAAGATATTGGCGGGGCTATGGATTTTTTGAAAACTTCGCAAGCTAATTATGGATCATTTTAGATCATGCCATTGATACCGTTTCCCAATATTCCGGCAGTTGGGGGCGTGCCATTAATCCCCAGGTCATTACCCGCATCCCCTGTCGCACGATTGGCGCTCGGTGTACTGCAAGGTATTTTGTGGCGAAGTTTTCAAATAGATTTACGGTGGGGTATTTTCGATAAAAACGGTAAAGCTTTGGTAAATTCGGCATCCTTTTTATCAGCCATCGGAATTGGTCAGGAACTATCAACTAAATCGGTCGAATACAGTAAAGATACTCGAATAAGTGATTTTCCGATAGAGCGCGGGGGATTTGCGGCGTACAATAAAGTAGAATTGCCAGCGGAAGCACGAGTCACCTTATGCTTGAGTGGTTCTGAAAGTGATCGGCAGGCATTGCTAAATGCGATAGATGCTGCAGTAAAATCGACTGATTTTTATAGCGTAGTTACTCCAGAAGTAACTTATAAGAATTACAGTATTGAATATTATAATTATCAGCGTAGAAATGATCGGGGCGCAAACCTACTCATGATCGAATTGGGGTTACGAGAAGTGCGAGAGGTTTCGGCTAAAACTACAACCAAAACCGCGCAATCGGTAAGCGCATCGACCCCGGAAGATAATGGTAAAGTACAGACTCAACAACCAGATAAATCAACATTGAAACGATTGAGTGAACTACTATGACATACAAAATAGTACCCCTAGCCCCGATTCCCGCGCAAACCTGCAA